ATGGCGGAGGAGGCGGCGGAGCTGGAGGATCAGGATCTCCCTCACGACCTGGAGGACCAGGTACAGCTTCTTCGATAACTGGATCACCTGTAACATATTCAACAGGTGGACTTGGTGGAGTTAATTCATCTGGTCCTGGATCTTCTGGCGGTGCAAATACTGGAAATGGAGGAGGTGGCGGTAACGGTGGTCTTTCTCCTGGAGGATCAGGTGGACCAGGTATAGTTGTTATAAAATATCAATTTCAAGCTTCTTAAAATTATGGCACATTTTGCAAAAATAAATGAAAATAACGAAGTTTTAAAAGTTTTAACTATAGATAATAAAGACGTTCTTAATTTTAATCAAGTAGAAGAAGAATTAATAGGTCAACAATATTTAGAAACTCATAATAATTGGCCAGCACACCTTTGGATTCAAACTTCTTATAATACATATGAAAATACTATAGATAATAAAGACGTTCTTAATTCTAATCAAGTAGAAGAAGAATTAATAGGTCAACAATATTTAGAAACTCATAATAATTGGCCAGCACACCTTTGGATTCAAACTTCTTATAATACATATGAAAATACTCATAGAAATAATGGAACACCTTTTAGAGGAAATTATGCATGTATAGGTCATACTTGGGATGAAGATAATCAAATTTTTTGGGCGCCTCAACCATATTCTTCATGGATAAAAGATATTTCTACAGCATCTTGGAAATCTCCAATTGGAGATGCTCCTGCAATGCCTGAAGAACAAGCTTTACAAAACGAAGCTAAAACTCATTTATGGTATTACAATTGGAATGAAGATGCATATCAATCAGATAATACACAAGGTTGGGAATTAATAAACGGTTTAGCATAATTTAAAATTTTTGTATAAATATTAATTATTATTTTATACAGATAATAATTATGGAAAAAAACATTTTATCAGAACAAGCCATATATTATGGTAATGTTTTAATGCCAAAAGGTTTTGAAATTGATCTTAATCAATTAAGAGCTGATATTTTACAATCAGAAATTGAAAAAAAAGATATAAAATTTTCTAAAAATTTTGATAAATTAAATACTTTTATTAAAGATCACGTTTGTTTAAAATACGACATTAATTTAATCTATAAATCTACTTGGGGAAATTTTTATCAACCTCACACAATTACAGAACCTTTATTACAAGTAAATCCTGTTGATTTAAAACATTCACCTGATTTTGTACTATTGTATGGCGTACAAGTTAAAAACTGTTTTATTAAAATTTATTACGATGATAACAGAAGAAAAGGAAGAAGTTGGGAAATAGAATTATTAAATAATATGTTTATAATGTTTCCATCTACAAACATGTACACTATTAGTAATAATACAGATAATTTAAATATCGTTAACACAATAGCATACGAATATGTTTAATGAAAACTATTAGACCTAGAAAAAATTGGAAATTTAATCCTCAAAATATAACTGTATTAGATAATTTTTTTACTGATGAATGTCTTAAAATATTAAGATATAGAGTTCTTTATGGAAAATATTTTGATCAAAAATATGATGGTTATTTAGCTATTGATTATTTTAAAAATCAAGATTATTTAACTGATTTAATTGTTAAAGAATTAAATAAAAAAATAAAATTACCTCCTTTTCAAAGAGCTTGGAGTTTTGTTTACAACTATGAAACTAAAGGAGTTAATATTCATTGTGATCCTTCATTAATAAATTTGAATGTTTGGGTATCATCTGATAAAGGTATTAAAGATAAATCTAAAAATGGATTAAATATTTATAAAATAAAACCACCTAAAAATTGGACAAGAAATGAATGGAATAGTAATTTTACTAAATCATTAAATTATATTAAATTAAAAAAAATAAAGCCAATTAAAATTGAATATAAAAGTAATAGGGCTGTTTTTTTTGATGGAGCTTATTTTCATAATTCAAATAATGTATCTATGAAAAAAAATTTTGAAAATAAAAGAGTAAGTTATACAATGTTATTTGGATCGCAATTACAATGAATTTATATAACTACTATTGGTATTTTGAATCTGCTTTAACACCTAGATTTTGTGATGATGTAATTAAATATGGATTATCTCATTCTGAAAGTTTAGGAGTAATAGGTCCATATGATTCTAAAAAATTAACTTCTAAAGATATAAAAGATATAAAAAAGAAAAGAAACTCAGATTTAGTGTGGCTAACAGATAATTGGATTTATAAAGAATTACATCCTTATATTCATATAGCAAATAAAAATGCAGGTTGGAATTTTCAGTGGGATAGAACAGAAGCTTGTCAATTTACAAAATATAAACTAAATCAATTTTATGATTGGCATTGTGATTCTTGGGATAGACCTTATCAACGAGATAATGTTAATCATCCCGAACATGGTAAAATAAGAAAACTTTCAATAACTTGTCAATTAACAGATGGTTCAGAATATGAAGGAGGCGAATTAGAATTTGATTTTAGAAATTATTATCCAAGTAATAATGAAAAAAAAATTATAAAGTGTAAAGAAATATTACCTAAAGGTTCTATTATTGTATTTCCATCGTTTGTATGGCATAGAGTTAAACCAGTAACAAAAGGAGTAAGGTATTCATTAGTGACATGGAACTTAGGATACCCATTTAAATAATATGTTCAAAAATAAAAAATACGCAATTATTCGAAAAGCAATACCAAAAGATTTATGTGTTTTTATTTATAATTGTTTTTTAATGCAAAAACAAGTTTATGATACACTTAAAAAAAATAGATATTTTTCACCTTTTGAAACAATATTAGGTCATTATGAACACGAAGGAGAATTAGTACCTAATACTTATGCTCATTATGGAAATATAATTATGGAAACATTAATGTTAAAATGTCAGCCAGTTATGGAAAAAACAACAGGGTTAAAATTATATCCTGCAAACACATATGCAAGACTTTATAAAAAAGGTGATGATTTAAGAAGACACAAAGATAGATTTAGTTGTGAAATATCAACAACAATGTTTATTGGTGGTGATCCTTGGTCAATATATTTAGAGCCATCTGGTAAAGAAGGAATGAAAGGTATTAAAATAGATTTAAAACCAGGAGATATGTTAGTTTATTCTGGTTGCGAATTAGAACATTGGAGAGAAAAGTTTAAAGGAAAACAATGTCTTCAAGTGTTTTTACACTATAATAATTCTAAAACTAAGGGGGCTAAAGATAATATATTTGATACTAGACCTCATTTAGGTTTACCTCATTGGTTTAAAAAATAATTTTTTTGAAAGAATTTATAAAACTTTTACATAACCCTGTTTTAGCTACTATTGAACAAAAACAAAAAGAAATATGGGATGTTAAAGGAAGATTAGAAAATAGTAATCAAATTTTTAAATTTGATATTAGACCATTAAAACCTGTTAAAAATAAATTAGAGAAAATAGGATATTTTAAATCTAAATCTGATAAAATGGTTTTTGAAACTGATAATAATTGGATTATATTTGATACTGAAGAATTAAATAATTATGTTAAATCAAGCAATAAAACAGATTTTAATGTAGATGAATTACTAGATAATTTAACTTGGAATATAATCTTGTTAAAATAGCACTATATTTTTACAATTTTTGTTATATAATTCAAAAATTATGCCATTAACTCAATTGAATTTTCAACCTGGTTTAGACACCGAAAACACCGAAACAGGTGCAGAAGGTAGATGGACAGATTGCGACAAGATTAGATTTAGAAAAGGATTACCACAAAAAATAGGTGGATGGACTAAATTTAGTCAAGACTATTATGTAGGGAAACCTTCAAGTATAACATCTTGGATAAGTTTAGAAGGATTTCGTTATCAAGCTTTTGCTGGAGATAAAAAAGTTTATGTATATAGATCAGGAGATAATTTAGATGCTACTCCTATTAGACAATCAAATACTTTAGTTGATGTATTTACTACTTCTAATACAAGTTCTAATGTAATAGTAAATCATTCACAACATGGAGCTACTTTAGGTGCTTTTATAACAATATCTAATGTATCAGCAAATGTAGGAGGTATTACTACTACTGATTTAGAAAATGAATTTGAAATTGTATCTGTTAATAACGCAGATGCATACACTATAACAACTCCGGGTACAGCTACATCGACAATTACTGATACAGCTAATGCTGATATATCTTATCAAATAAATACTGGTCCTACTGTTCAAACTTTTGGATATGGTTGGTCAGCTGGTACATATTCAGAAAGTACTTGGAATACAGCACGAACATCAACAGAAGTAACTCTTGATATGAGACAGTGGTCGTTAAATAATTGGGGAGAAGATTTAATTTTAACTCAAAGAGATGGAGCTACTTATGAATGGAATGAATCAAACGGTATGAGTAGTAATCCTGCTACTGAAATTGCTAATGCTCCTACATCTTCTTCTTTATCAATAGTATCAACAGAAACTAGGCATTTAATTTGTATGGGAACAGAAACAACTATTGGTGACATATCTACACAAGATAAATTATTTATAAGATGGTCAGATCAAGAAAATTATAATTTTTGGGCACCTAACGCAACTAACTCAGCAGGGTCACAAAGAATTGCAGGAGGAAGTGAAATAAGAACAGCTAAACCTGCAAAAGGTACTATTTTAGTATGGACAGATACAACATTACATTCAATGTCTTTTATTGGTCCACCTTTTGTATTTGGCTTTCGTCAATTAGGTAATGACTGTGGAGCTATAGGATTAAATAGTGCTATCGTAATAGATGACGTAGCTTATTGGATGTCAGATGGACAATTCTTTAGATATGCTGGTGCTGTTCAAGAAATACCTTGTCCTATATTAAATCATGTATTTGATGATATAAATAAAACTCAATATCAACAAGTTTATGCTGGACAAACTTCTGATTTTTCAGAAGTAATTTGGTATTATTGTTCTGCTAGTTCTAACTTTATAGATAAATATGTAATATACAATCATGCAGAAAATAGTTGGTATTTTGGTTCTTTATCTAGAAGTACCTATATAGATAATGGTGTAGAATTAAATCCTTTAGCTACAGAGTATTTTGCTAACTCTACTGCTAATACTTATAGCACAATATATGGATTAACGGCTGGAAGGTCTTTAATCTATCGTCATGAAGATGGAGTAGATGCTGATGGATCGGCGATCACATCTTATATAGAATCAGGTGATGGTGATATTGCAGATGGAGAAAATTTTAGTTTTATTAATAAAGTTATACCTGATTTTAAAAATCAAACTGGTAATGCTACTATTACTTTATCAGTAAGAGATTATCCTAATAGTCCTCAAACTACAGGAGAGGTTATAACTGTATCTAATACTACACCTTATTATAATTCTAGAATACGAGGTAGACAATCTTCTATTAAAATAGAAAGTGACGAATTAGGTAGTAATTGGCGATTTGGTACATTAAGAATCAATGTAAGACCAGATGGAAAAAGATAAATATAAAAT